CGTTCTGGTACTTCCTGCGTTTCTCCTTCTTTGACTTTGACTCTCTGGTGCGCGGTCTGCCTAGCTCATCAAGCAACTCTTGGAAGTAGCCGATCCTGTCTTCGATCTGCTGCTTCCTGTCTCTCGTGTCAGTAGTTGCTTCAGACTGCGTTGCGTCTATCGAGCCAGGGCCAAACAAAGCATCGAAAGCTTTGTCCACAGGTTCTGCGGGTGGGTTTGGTGTCGGAGCAGCAGGTGCCTGTGGTGCAGGTGCTTTGACTCTGTTGATCTTGATCTTGCGCTTGGTGCCGGTTGCCTGGTCTACCACCTCGACTGTGTCTGCACCTGTGGCTCGTAACTGCTCTGCCAACTCTTCGCTGATGACTGGTTTGCCATCGTCAGTTAGTTGCAGGTTATCAACCTCAACGCTTGCGGCAGGTGCTTCTTGTTCTTCTTCTCCGACAACTACTGAACGCTTTGCTTTGATGTCTTTGAGAGTGTCAAGATAGCCAGAAACATTCTTTCGGTTCTTAGCCATCGTGACCAACCTGTCTTCAAAGCCTTTTGCAACCATGTCCATAGCTGCCTTAGTCAGTGCCTCGTTGACTTCCTCTGGGGTGGTTAAATTGCCTATGGTCTGAGAGTACATCCTGACATCTGGATCAGTCAGCACTCCAACCTCGTTAAACACTCCTCGGGCCAAGCCGGGTATGATCTTTGTGATCTGTGCCTTGATTAGCCTAGCCTTCTCATCGAACGGATTATTGCTTCTGATAATGCCCATCACAGGCCCGGTAGCTTCTCCCTCAAGCAAATCCTTCAACTCAGCTATTCTGTCAGATGTGAACTTGAACTTCTCCAGGCTGTCTTCCTGGCTTTGAGTTGGTGCGTCATCCCAGACATATGATGCTTGCACTATGTCATCAACATTGCCGCCGGAAACAATCTTATCAAAATAATCTTTTCGGCTTGTGATGTAACGCTCCCGCAGCCCAGGTGACAGATTGCTTGGGTTTGAGCCAAAGAATCTCTCCATGCCTCCACCTCCAAACTCGGCGTCCTTCAGCTTGCGCTGCCTCTCTGCCTCAGTATTTAGGTTGAACTCTATCATGCCGCTCATGTCATACTGCGGCTTGCCTTCAGTGTTCAGAATGAAGTTGTTATCTTTGTCACGCTTGTAGAGAGGTTCCTGCTCGCTTGAGTTGTCCAGGTAGTTGTCGATTATTGTTCTCTGCTTCCTCTCTCTGTCTCTTATTTGAGGCAGATACTCTTTCTGCTCAAATACTGTCTTGTATCGTTCGTACTGATCAAAAGTAGGTTTGTGCCGCATGATCTCCGGTTCAACCGACATCAGTATATTATTGTAAATCTCTCGGTCTGCCGCGCTTTTGGAATCAAGTTCGTTCGTGCCAAGATAGTCTTTTAGTTTATCAAAAGCAGTTGTCGCTGCCACCTCGTCTTCTATCGCCTGCTTGCGTTGTGCTTGCTGGTACTTGAACTCGGCTTTCGCCATGTCAAAACGCTTCCGCGTCATCGCGTTCCTGACGGCACTGTCGTAGATGGCTTGCCCTGCTCTTAGCCCACTCGCAAATGCTGATCCTGCGCTCATGCTATTTTTCTCCTCATCCAGCCACGGATGACGTTCTTCAGCTTTGGCTTGTTGCTGATAAACTTAGCCACAACCTCACTGTAGCGATTGTACAACTTGCGGAACCAGGCAGGTGCTTTCAGTTCTTTCCACTCGAAGAACATCACCCACTCTGGGTTGTCGCTTCCAAATACTTCTCTGGCAACGTGGCAAGTTTGCTTCATAGCTTTCCCGGCAAAATGCCCTCCTAACGCTTGGCCACCAATGCCTGCTGCCATGCCTAACAACTGCATACCTATCGGTTGTTGCTGTGCCGCATAGTTCATCTGCTGGTTAAACGTGTTCATCGCGAACTGCTGACCTTGGGCACCTGCGTTGGGGTTCAGCGTTAATCCTGACTGAATGCCTACCGGGTTAAACGGTGATGCTCCTCCCTGCGCTCCGCTGATCTGGCCAAACTGACTGACCGGCGTTGTGCCGCTCAGGAATGATGCAGCATTCGCCAGGCGTTGTTGCCTCATGCGGAATCCTGCGTCACCGACTGCCATCGCCTCAGCGGCAGCAGGTGCTGATCCGTAGATGTTGCCTCGGGCTGCCTGTGCTGCCCTCTCCTGCTGCTCAACCTGATTCCTCATCTCCGGTGAGAGTTGGGTGCCAAGTGCTAGGTCTTCTTTGGCTGCCTCACCCAGCATCTGCCTCACCTCGTAGCCTGTCGGATCGGCTGCCTTCAGTTCCTCCATGCGTTGCTGAATAAACTCTTTGCCATACTTCTTTTGTACATCGAGCATCGTGGCAGCCATCTTGTCTGCTGACTCTGCGGCAAACTCTAGGTCTGCGCGGGTGGCATCTGCGTCACTAAAGCCAGAGAAGTCATAAGTCACCTCCTCCTCGCCGGTCTTGTTGCCTTGTGCGTCGAAGGATGGAACTTTGAGAGTGATCTTCTTGCCAAACTTTGCTGCGTCTTGGATTAGCTTCCTGACCCCCATCGTCTTGGCATCTGCCCAGACTCCCGCCTCGTTGGCACCTGCTACATTTGGCGGTTCAGGTGCGTCACTTGATGAATATAGCCCCATCTAAAATTCCTCCTTTAAGAACAATTCTCTGATTCTCAAACTCACGTTTCTCATGTGCTGATTGCCTCCTGTGAGATATGCCACAAGCATCACCAACTCGGTGATCTGGTCGCGTATCACTAAAGCGTATGTCTTCCTCGTCTTATCTTTCTCCATCCAGTCATTGCTGTCTATCCAGGCGTTGATTGCCGTCAGGTGCATTGCCAGGAGAGAAGGCTTGTGCTGATCGAAGAATGCGTTGCTCGGCAAATCCACCAGAAGCAGGTTGGCAAGCTTGTACTTCTGCTGAACACCAACCTTCTCCGGTTCATCGACAAGATCGTCTATGACCCGCAAAGCCTGAGCGATAGTCCACAGATAGTTCCAGGCATCAGTGTTGCCGTTGGAGGCCAGCCTTATCGCTTCGTTGACTTTATCGTCATAGGTCATGACTCCACCCCCACACTATTCAAAAAGCCTCCTGCGTGGATTGAGCGCAGTGCCAAGTACTTACTGTCTGCTCCTGCTGTGCCGCTTTGCTGAAACTTAAACTGCAACTCGCGAAACTCTGGGTACTGAGTCATCGAGTACCTGAATCTGTTCAGCTTCCCGCTGCCAAGCGTAGACGGCAGTGTGAAACTTAGCCTCAGTTCTCCTGTGCCTGTGTCTAGGTCATCTGCCAGGTTGTCGGTCTGCTCTGCTCCATCGAGGATCACGCCGATGTCGATCACAGCGTTGCTGCGGTCAAACTCGAACTCGGCAAACTCACCATCCTTCGTGGTGACCTGCTCGTTAAAAGTAAATGCGCGAGTGACTGCCTGCCACCCGGTGTCTCTCGCTAGAAGTGCCTGGAGATTTGCGTCTCCGTTGCCTGCATGGCTAATGACTATCGTTGGCTCGGAGGAATACCCGCTGCCGGTGTTGGTGATTGTGACTGAGTCAATCACTCCTCCGCTAACTGTGTAAGTCCCAGCGAAGCTTGAGCCACCTCCTCCTGTGGCACTGAGTGTTCCTGCTGAGTAGCCTGTTCCTCCGTTGACAATCTTAACCTGGTCAACTCCTGTGGAGGTCACCAACCTGTCCTGAAAGTCAGTGTCCACCAGGTTGATGTCCTCAACAAAATCGCGGAACTGTAGCGGGTTGCCAACTTTGTCCAGGCTAATGAGGTAAGGCTTACCTCCGCTGAACTGAGTCACCACAAACTGATACGGATTGATCGTACTTGCCGGGGTGCCGCTTGCTTCCTCCACAGTGCCTTGCCAAACACCTGTCCAACTCTGCGTGTTGGTGTTGTAGCAGAGTGTGGTGTTGTTGACTGTGCTGGTGCCTGTTGGCACTGAGAGCAGGTAGCGGTTGTTCCAGAAGGTTGCTGTGGCATTCTCGACTGCTGCCCAGTTGATCTCATCGATGACATCTTGGATCGGGTAGCTGATGACTCCTACGTCACTCGCCACCATGTTCTCCTCCATCGTGCGTCTGATTGACCTGATTCCTGTGCGCGATAAGAAAAACAAGTCTTCACCTACCTGGGCTATCGAGCCATGTGACACACAACCTGTGGAGGCTGAGATTGTTCTGATTGTGTAGTCTGCTGTGGTCGGGGTGCCTTTGGCTGGATTGCCTCCTGTGTCTACAACGTAACAACTGTTTTTGCAGAAGACTACAATGTTGAATCCTACCCAACTTGCCAGACCTGTCACTGGGTCACCTAGCCCAACCTTAAACGGCGCATTAACTGCCGATGATCCACCAAAGATAGTTGTGACTCCGGTGGTTGTCACATCAGGCAAAAAGCCTGTGACATAAATCTGATCATCACCTGGGTTGTATGCGAATGCGCGAAAGTTGTTACTGACTATGTACTTAGCGTCAACCGGAGCGGCATCTGCTGCTTCTTTGACATCAAAGCTTGAGCCGTTCCAGGTGATCTGCCCCACCTTGCCACTGCCCGATCCAGCAGTTACACCAAAGTTGGTGTAGAACAGTTTGTCTGCCACCTGAGCAGTGTAGACTCTCGCAGTTGCGCTATTAACTTTTTCGGCGCCGGAGGCAATGCTGCTCACCGTGCCGCTTGAGTTGATCGAGTAAATCTTGCCGTTGACGAAGACGATCAGTGCCTCCTTCGCGTCAGTGTCAAAATAAGCTATGCCTTGGACGTTTGTGCTGGAGGAGGTGCTGCCAAGTAGATCAGCAAACCTGTGGAATCCTCGCCTGCTCTTCAGTACACCGTTCTTAGGTGCATCCAAGTCTTTCAGCAGTTCAGCCTGGGACTCGTTTAGGAGGTTTTCGCGGAAGTTGCTGATCTGGCCACCAACGAAACTTGCCTGGCGATCATAGACCACCGCATCGTCAAGTCCGTCATTGTAGTAGACTGGCATACACTAAAATCCAAAGTCATCGCGAGAATAGCCCATGCCGTATGCGTCAGGTATCAACCTAGTCTCCTTGGCTGACTGGTTATTCTCCTGATCCCGCACCACCTGCATCAGAGCGTTGGCCTGCTGTATCTCTAACTGTGCTTTGCCAAACTGCCTGCTGCGTTTCAGCATGTC